GCTTTTAAAGCATAAGAGCCCGCTACAACTTACTGACCCCCTTATCTAATCTGTACATTATGAAATGTACAGAGTGTAGTAATACACTTAAGCAAATAGAAAACACTATTGGCTATTACTGTGATAGTTCACCTACACAATGTAGTATGTCCACTAAAGTTATATATAAAAAATAATTACCTTTTACTAGTCTTTTAATTAGTACTTTGTTCTACATAAATAATGATGTCCTACAATACATATAGACAACAGCAACATTGACATATGCATTGTTATTATTTACCTATTCTGCATTATATTTAACCTACTATATATAGTGGTACTATATGTAGTGGTATTAAGTAGATATACCATATATTGTATAGGTTCTGTTCTATAGCGTATGTGAATTGATAAGCCACCCCTACCATATTTAATGTATAATTATACATTCCACTAACTAACTACACTATATATAGTATGGTCAATGAATAATATACATTTGTTTATACATAACTATTGAGTATTAATGTATAAAGCTTATAAACACTGCGTTAAAAATGTATATTTATTGTAAATTATTTGTTAAGTAAATTTGACTATTTCACCCTAATGAACTACTGTATAAGTATAGAAATTAATTAATCCGATGGAAAATGTAGGACAATGATTAAGGACTAAATAGAAAGAGGGCGCAGGATTAGAGATAATCGAGACTCAGCGCAAAAGGAAGAGTCAAGAGGGGCAAGATAACTAGGCGCTACCCCTGAGGTAAGATGAGACCTTGAAGAGTGTGAACTCTATACAGTAAACGCTAGAAAATAAGTTTACTTGAAAGCCGATAGAAATGGTCCTAGCTGTAGATACGAGAAAGAAATCTATTTAATTAATTAATCTAGCAATTTCTTAGATACTTTCTCCGATGAGTCAGCAATTCAAAACGATACCCCCTTAAAACAGGTTAGGCACTTAAAGAAAGTAGGCAATATGTATATACAAGATATATATAAATTAGAAAATCAAATCGTAAGCGTTAAAACTTATGGTAATTATTCAAGTAGCAACTACGGAGTAAATGCCTTAGTTTTTACAGATGTAAATAAAATAGAATATTATTTTAGTTACAACACGCTTGTGGCGTTCAAGCACCCAACCTCTGAGCTAGTTATCAGAGAGAATATCTGGGGAAATACAACAGGAAAGCACCTTAATTGGATAGATGACGACAAATCAAAAAGAGTTAGTTCAAAAACTTTCTTCGTAAAGTTACAAGAACTAAAAAGCAATTTAATAATTAACGTACCAACGTTATAACAAACAGGCTTGACCTGTTTTAAGAGGGTATTGTAAGTAGCTTGTAGCACATAATGGATTAGGACACTACGAATAGCGATACCATTCTAGCGAACAGGACGTAGGGAACGGCTAGGGTTGTGTGTTACAAGCTATTTATAGCAGAAAAGGGGTAAGCAATGAAAACTATAGAAATACAAGTATATAAATTTGAAGAGTTACAAGAAGACATTCAATATAAAATAGTAAATAATTTAGATAAGTATTTAGGTTTAGTTCCGTTTTACGATGACAACGCCGAAATATCTTATCAATCTCATAATGATATTTACGAACAAGATAAAAGTTGGATAATAGATTTATGCGATATGAACGACTATTTATTTGATGTTAACGGAATATTATATACAGTATAACTAATGAAAGGGGTAAGTAATGAATCAAGTAATAGAAAAACTAAAAAATCAAATCAAAGATTGTTTAGATTCTAATGACTTTGCTGGTGCAAAAAATCAATTAGATAAGATAGTGGCAATATCAGAACCGGTTTTGCCAGAGATTGTATTTGAAACCAATTAAGTTACAGCTACCGTAGGTAGCTTGTAATCTATAAGCTATGTGAGAGTACCGTATCAATTGTCTTGTGGTGTGACGATACGGAGCCTGACACCACGAGCATAGAGATATCACTTGTAGGTTACAAGCTATTTATATAGCAGAAAAGGGGTAAGTAATGGATATACTTCAGTATGATATGATAACGTATTGGAGCGAGTATCACGATAAAGATTACATTAACGAACACCGTAACAAAGACTTTAGTTACAGTGTTATGAAAGGTGGTCATTACGGCTACAAAAGTATGTGGAATTATGCAAAGAACAACGTACCAAAAAATATGCGTATGAAGTTTATGACTTTATATCTTGGTCAATCAGAACAAGAAGTAAAGAAAAGATTGTATGAGATTACATCACATTGGTATGTAGGCGATGACAAAGTTGAAAATGGTTCTTTTACTTATGTTAGAAGACCAAGCAAACACAATCGCAAACGTACCTTTGGTAATTATTATAGATACGAGAAGTAATACTTAGCATAGACTACATCGTAAGGTGTAGTCAATGGTAGGTATCGTAAAGTTATCACCATAGCACAACGATTGATAAAACAAAAACAACGCGTTGTGAACAATGAGAGCTAGACTAGGCTAGACACTCTGAAATGATACAGTTGGACTGCAATCCAACTAATGAAGCGTAGCTGTCGCAAGCAGGAAAAACTACGATAGGGAGCTAGTGAGGGACATTTGGTCAATGTGAAACTACGAGTTAGCCGAAAAGACAAAGTCTAGGTAAAACATCTATGGTCATCTCATCTATGGGTTGTGATAAGAGAAAGGATTGACGCACCACTTATCGCAACACGATAACTTTACGCTATCTATATGGGTAAGCGAGGGGAAATTTGGACTTAATGAACCTTGCCCTTTAACACGGAATACCCAAGTCCTGTAGGTAGCTTGAAGATAACGGCTGAACAGTCTTAGTTTAAGTACGGACGCAGACATTTATCGTTTAGAGATAAACGGACTATGCATAGGTGAGCCACTTGTTTTGCTGTCGTGGAGTAAGTAAGCTAGTTGTCTTCAAGCTATCTATTAGTAGGAGCTAAATAACTATTGCCCTGTTGATTAGTAACCGAAAGTAGGTAGCTTGTAGCACATAAAAGTAAGTCGGCTAGCAACAATATTATGACCTCTCAATTTGTGTGTTACAAGCTATCTATAAAGATAAGCAAATGAAAGGGATATATGACAGATATAAAAGATATATTAGTTGAAAAAATAACTGTGTATATTGCTAGTACTCAGGGGTATGATAATTTAACAGACATTATTGATACCTTAAAGAGTGAAAGCAGAAGCACAGGAAGTTATACTCTTATTGATTGGGAAGAACCAATAGAGTATGAGTTAATAGAGAAAGGAGCATAATGCCGGGTATTACATTTATGGATATGGACGGTAACGAAATATCTTATGACTTGACAGAAGTAGATACTTCAGACGAGGGCATAAAAGATTTAGTTAACAATTCATTTAAACAATTACGTGACAAGAAGAAAGATAAGTAATGAATACAGGATTATTTATTCTAGTTGTATTACTTGCTGTAGCTTGGTGGATTTCAGGTGAAGTTCATAGGTTACAAGCTAACAAGCAAGAACAACTAGATGATGAGTTAGCACTTGCAAGAATTGTAGGTGTGTTAGATGAATAGACAACAAAGAAGAGCTAGAAAATCTAACAAAAAAGGCAGAAGTCAAATACACCATAGAACAATGGGTCAAAGATTAGAAGCAGCAGCAAAAGATAAGTAACATATACCCCTTATGTATGGTACGCTAACTAGCCCTCTTCGGAGGGCTTTTTAGTATGTAAAATAAATTTTAAAAACCGCTTAACAAAAGTTAAATAACTTTACTATAATGAAACTATGAGTACAACAATACTTGATGTGCCTAAAGAATGTAACACGATTGCAGTTCTTTATCACGGTAACGTAGTGCAGTTTGCATCTACAAAAGATGCGATGCTCTTCTGTGAGAAGATGAGACTACGAATTACAGGGAGAGATACACAAGGTAATGTATATCTCATTAAAGCACAAAAAGAAGACAACACTTTATAACAACTAAATAAGAAAGGAGCATCGTGGACGATGTGAAACTACTAGCTAGTGCTAGAGAAAACATAACAACAACACAAATGAAACAAGAATATGATATGTTATTTGATGCGTTACGAGAAGCATCAACAGAATTAAATCAAATCAAAGAGTTAGAAAAGACTTGGATTGATACTAGGAACCATATTATTAAACGTTTATATCACGAACACAAAGTAAGTATGCAGAAGATTGCAACTGTTTGTGGTATTACAAGACAAATGGTGCATTACATATGCACTGACAAGAAAGAGGTGGATAATGGCTAAGTTTAATCTAAACGATTATGAATTAGTTGAAGACAGGCTCAAGAAGTTTTGGAAAGATAATCCAAACGGACGAGTAGAGACAGAGGTAGTACACATTACTGATGACGGTAGCTGTGTAACTGTAAGAGCTTTGTGCTACAAAGATATAGAAGATATAAACCCAGTAACAACTGGTATTGCACAGGAAACTAAAGGTCAAGGTGGCTTCGCAAATGCTGACGCTTGGATGGAGAACTGTGAGACTTCTGCTATTGGTAGAGCATTAGCTAACTGGAACTATCAAGGAACTGGGAAGAAGCGTCCTAGTAGAGAGGAGATGTCAAAGGTTGAGAAAAAACCGGCAACAAAAAAAGAAGTAGTACAAGAGACTACGACACTCCCTTCTAAAATAAGCACAACAGCTATGAAATCACTTGTCCTTAGTATGTGTAGTGATGACAAAAACTTTGCTAAGAAGTGTTACGAAACAAGTATGACACGTCTTACAATGGACAAAAGCATCGGCACAAATGTAGAAGAGTGGAGTAGCGAAACAGTAGATAAGTTTATATTACTTGTTGAAACATATGTTACTAAATTCAAAGCTGAGTTTGAAGAGAGAGCAGGCAACGATAAGATAACAAATGACATCATTGAAAATTTAGATGCTGTCAATCAATTAGATAAATCTAACACTGATGATGTGTTAGTAGTAGGAGAAAATATGGACTTTAGTAATGACGATTGGAAAGCAGGCAAGGAAGCAGACCCAATGACAGATGCACAGAAAGGTTTTTTAGAGACCTTAATTACACAGTGCATTGACAATGGACAGGACGAACTTGCAGCCGAAGCAAAGCAATACATTAACTCAGATAACACAAGCAAAGTAACTTGTTCAGATATGATAAGCAAGTTAAAGAATGCGTTGTCTTAGTTGTAACGTTGGAGAGTATGACATATACGGAGAACCAAGTTACATAATAAATAATTATTGTAAAGAATGTAGGAGAGTGATAAATGTTAACACAGACAGAAGTAATTAACAGATGGAATGATATACATTTATTTGACGAGCCGATAGTTGAGGTAGAGGATAATCCATTCTCTACCTATGACGCTCAAAGCAGTCAATATATTGTAGAAATTAAATCAAGAGACAAGCTGTATGACAGTTGGATAATAGAGAAGTATAAGTTTGATATTAACTTTGAAGACAGTGTAAGAACAGGAAGAGACTTCTTGTACATTACAGAGTACAGAAGAAAGTTAATGGTATGGAACTTAAACGATTTAGTTGCAGTAGATTACTGTTTCAACTGGCACAAGAGATGGCTTCCAAAGACAACAGACTTTGAGAACAAAGAAAAAGTATTAAAAGAAGTAGGTTACCTACTTACTAGCTACGCTAGAGAATATTAAGGAGAACAAATGATTGATGTAATGATAAGCAAAGCAACTGTACCTATGTTGCTACACGAACTATTAACAAGACAAGGTGAAGACGGTAATGTATTGTTTAATGCAAACTCTGTACCAATAGCAGGTAATAAAGTTATGCTAACAGCTATCACACCTAACTTTACTATGACTTGGATACCTGAAGAACCAAAAGGGGAAGAAGAATAATGCCAAGGACAACAGAAAGAGGGACAAAGACAATATTTAAAATTAAATTATTTAATAGAACTATTGATTTAAGATACCACTGGACAAAATATTATAGAGAAGATGTGATGACTGGTAAAAAATCTTATTGGGATGGTGTTAGCGACTAAACTATCTTGTAATTATCCCATCCGTCCTTATCTATTGTAAAGGTAAGGACACCCGGCTTACTCCACATCCCAGTCCTTGCAGTAAAATCTATACTTGCATCTATTGACGGACACTGAAACCAAGTTCTATTACCTTGCTGCATCATACGAGGGTGATGAAAGTGTCCAGTAATTAAAATCTCAGCATCACCAACAGGAAAGTCACCAAACATCTGACCTTGCCACCACTTCATTATCTTACCTTCAGGACCTGTACCGCCTGCGTGCATATGACCGTGAGTAAAACCGACAGTTAAATTTTTTATCTTTAATGTGTGATGAAACCCTTCCGGTATTGATACCTCTACTTTGTCATAACGTGGGTTCTGTTCCATAATCTCACTACATATCTGTAAGTGCATCGTATCAGAGTTATCTAATCTTGATGTAACTACCTGTCCTTTGCCACTACGAGACATTTCACCGTGGTTCGCAGGGATTCCAGAGAGTACAATCTTGTTTGCATAGGGTAAAAATGTATCAACAGTCTTCATAATTAGCTTTCTTGCTAGGTGATACTGTTGAGATAGGTTTAAAGATATATTATGAGGTTGTGAATCGTAGAATCCATAACAACCTTCGGTCAAATCACCCATAGATAGCAAATAAATTTCGTCTACGCTACCTAGTGACCTAACCTCTTGTACTGCTCTCTCAAGTGCCTTATCGTATCTCTCAAGAGTTTTTTCTACTCCTAGGTCAACTTTTCCTAACTGCCAGTCACTCATCGTAAATATGTAGGCTGTGTCACCTTTGTGTTGCTTTTTCTTTAGAGGTTTTTTCTTTGATACTTCTTTAAGAAGTTTATTGTACCATTCATCACGAGCAGGATGTCTTCTACGTACAATACCTTTGAATGCGTAAAATGTCTCTACATTTCCGCCTTTGATTTGTGTATTCCAGGAGCTAGCCCTAACTTTACCTTCTATTTCGTAATGTTTAGGGTCAAATCCCCACTCTCGTAGGATAGAATCAAACTTATTCTTATAGTTAGGGTCAGTTCCTATGTGTGTTATTTCACCAAGACCAGATTGCTCATCAAACTCTGCTGATGGTTGCCATCCGGAACGGTAATAGTTATTACCTAAGTCTTTTTTATCAGTCATTTGCAGCCTTTCTGTTAAGTTTATTATACAGTAAGGCTATGACTTTTTCAGTTACTTAGTAATTTGTTTTTTAGCATATGTCTTGATGACTGCTAGTGCAGCACCACCACCAGCTAATGCAGCTAACTGAAGTGTTTCAGCTTCTACACCAACTAATGGAGCAACTGTTAATG